TTGAATTTGCGTTTTCACCCATTTTTTCAATTCTTCTAAATCACTTATTTCATCATTATTTATAGGTGGAGCAACTTTTCTGCCCCACTTATTAATATTTGGTGATTTATATAAGTATTCAATACTTTGATCCGTACCTTTACTTTTTCTATCGTCGCTTTTAACTGAACTATCCTGTTTTTTCCCATATGCTTTAATTTCTGTCTTCAAATTATTAGTATTAACATCTACCGCAATTTCATCAGTATTATATTTATACCGTATAACTAAATTTCTTTTTTTATAGAATTCTTTTTCAGAATAGAACGTAATTTTCTTATTATCCGCAAAAATTATTGCATTAAATTTCTCAGCAATAGCTTTGCAAAAATCATAACCAGATGCATTACCTAATTCATCAATTTTAGCTGCTTCAAAATGCCCTTTAATTTCATATTCATAACCTAAAGTATTATCTTTGAAACCATATTTAAGTATCTCTTCTAAAGTATAGGATTTTGTATTTTTATCATTTTCTTTTTTAGAATTTGAATAAACGTAATGATCTTGAAAACCATACATAATATGAATAGCAGTAACATCCACCGTCTGTATTTTAGATTTATTGTTAAATGTGGGAGCTTTAATAATATATTTTTGACCTTGATAGTACACTATAGATTCGCATTGAATTAAATCATAAATATCTTTGTTTCTATTTGTTTTGATAACTGTAAACCTTAAAGAGCGGTTATTATTTTTTTCATAATCATATCTAAATGATCCATAATCTATATCAACAAAAATTTCTTTTTTAGTTTCATTCATATTACCTATAACAATATAATCCATAAAATTCACCTTTTACCTATAAATAAATGGAAATGCAAATTCAATTGATTGAATTTTTGCATTTCCATTAACTTTAAAATTATTTGTACCTTTTTCTAACTTAATAATACCGTTATCTGTATCTATCCCACATCTTTTATCATTCAAAAAAGGTGCTTCACCATCTAAAATTAAAGTATCAGCACTTTTTAGTGGTTTAGTGTAGGTGAATTTAGATTGGTTATTTAAATTTGTTAAATAAAAGTTAGATGGCGAATCAGCTATGACCTTTATTTTTAAAGTATGTCTTTTAATAGGATCTATTACTTCACTTGAACCATTATATACAGTGAAATTGTTTGTATTAAATTGATATTTAGGTACATAATCAGTTGGTAATGTTTCAGTAAGCATAAACCCATCTTCTAGACTATCAACTTCATTTGTATATAATAAAGATTCTGAATAGCCCTTATATACTGTAAACTCTATCTCAAATTCCATATCAGAATGAAAATAACGTGTTTTTTTTAAACTTGCATCATTTACAGCGTATTTAACCCTAGGTAATTTACTGTGCGATATATAATACGGCTCTCGTTGATATATAACATTTCTCAATTTTTGTTCCATTAAGAATAAGTCACTTTCATCAACACCATCATAATAAAATGTAGCTTTTAATGTAAAAGGTGAAAATGTATTACTACCAGGAATAACTCCGTCACTAGTATCTATTTTTTGTGATGTATTATCTACATTAACATCACCTATTTCTATATCTTTGAAAATAACTCCTGGTATATTATTTAAATTGATTGTTTTTTCTTTAAAAATAAATTTAAACCAATCATTCATTTTAAGCACCTCCTCCCATTAATTCTATTAATCTATATCTGTCCATTTGTTTTTCACTAATTGCTTTTTCCATTTTTTCTATATCAACGTTAAAATCTTTATTTTTTATAGTTGTAATTAATAACTTAAGTAGTTCATTATTCTGTTCTAATAGCATTTCCATTGAAGTATTATCATTTGAATAAATAGAAGTTTTATTTTCAGGTTTATGTCCTATTATCTCTTGTGATTTTCTTATTAACTGTAATGCTCTTTGAGGTTTCGTTAAAGGAATAATCATTTCTGGCTTATTATCCTCACCAATTTCTGCAATTTGATGATGTGTTACTAAACCACCATTTGCATACGCATAATCACCAGCACGTTTAAAACCATTCCAACCATAAGTAGCAACAATATAACGCATTGCAGATATTGCTTCGTCAACTGGATTCATGATGTTACTATGTCCTCTAATAGCATAAGTTCTAAATGATGGTTCAATCATTTGAAACATACCTTTTGATGGAGTTCCATTTTGTGCATTAACATCCCAGTCATTTACTGCATTAGCAGTATAATTAGATTCACGTTTAGCAACTCGCATCATTTGTTCAGTTATAAAGCTAGAATTATATTGTCCCCCTAATATAGATTGAGCTCTTAATATTGATTTTCTTGCATATTCTGCACCACTACCACCGCCAGCATGTTCTGATAAAAACTTTGCAGGATTAATAGTGTTTCTATTAGTAAGTTCTGCACCAAAAGGTGACTCAACTTGATAGTGAAGATGTGGTCCGGTTGTCCACTCTCCACTATTACCAGTTCTAGCAATTGGTTCTCCTTGTTCAACACGTCCAGTTTTTAATACTTCACTTAAATGTAAGAAGTATTGAGCATATATACCACTAACTAATCTAGCAATTAAACCACCATATTGATTATATTGTCTTGATACTGTGCCAGATGTAGGCGCTGTAATAAGAGTTCCATACGGAGTTGCATAGTCGATACCATAATGATGACCATTTGCAAAGCTATAATTTGGTGCACCACCATTGGGATAATAGCCCATATTAATACCAAATTTAGTAAATGATGATCCATCAGCATTGCCAACTTCTTCAAACCATTTTTTTACAAAATCAACCGCACCGGCTTTAATTTTTTTAAACATACCATTAATCAGTTTAGAAGGTATTTCTTTGATTCCTTTAAAATTAACGCCAAATACATCTATAATTTTATCTATTAATTTTCCAGGATCACTAATATAATCCATTACATCGCCTATTTTTTCAGACGCCCATTCGTATACATTAGACGCCGTTTCAACTACTTTATCTTTTATGTTGGAACCAAATTCAACTGCTTTATTAAATGTATCCACAATACCTGAACCTATGGAAAGTCTAGGTATTACTCCGGATTGTTGCATAGCATATGTTTGTGCACCATTGTACACTCCCCAGCCTTTAGGAATATAAACTGGTACATTTTCACCTTGAGGCGCATATAAATCACCGCTGGGTGATTGTAGTAATTCTTGATAATATCCATTAGGTCCGTTACCTGGCCCTTTATCATTTACTATTGCTAAAGTAGACTCGCTAAGAACACCATCATCAATTGAAACTGTCCCAGTAGATAGTTTGATTGGTTTAATTATCTCTTTACCCATTCCTAGTTTATCGCCTATCCAGTTAATACCATCAATCATTTTATTGATACCACCAATAGCATACTTTTTAAGTCCCTCTGCTAATTCTTTTGCGGTATCTATAACTTTATCTTTCATTCCTACAAATCCATTTTTAATTTTTTCAGTGAAATTCAAAACTTTATCTTTCAAATTTAAAAAAGTGGATATCATTCTATCTTTTAAATTAAAAACTGCTTCTATAGTTTTTTCCTTTATTAATTGCCATGTATTTACTAACCAGTCTCTTAAATTACCGATAATATTAGATATTTTTTCATAAATCCTTTTAAATATAGTTACTATGCCTTTATAAAAAGATAACGATTTAGTAATGATAAATGTTATTAAACTAACAATAATTTTTGATATTACATTATATATTGCTTTAAATCTACCGACTGTAGAATTATAAATATTTTTGGTGTAATGACTAAAAATTGATGATATTTTAAGCCATAAATTTTTGATTTTAAAGGTAAATAATTTCACAAAACTTATGAGACCTTTTACTATTAGACCAAAAAAGCTTATTTTAATAATATTCCATAAAACTTGAAATGCTCCTTTAAAAATTTGTTTCAAACCTTGAAACAATTTTTTCCAGTTTCCAGTAAATAGTCCCGAGAATACTTTTATTACGCCACTAACAATGGTAATAAATCCTTTTATAATACCTACTAAGCTACCAAAAACAGTTTTAACAATTATCTTTATTTTTGGAAATACCAAATAAAAAATCGAAAATATAAACTTTATTATTTTAGAAATAACAGTAGCTATATTTTTCAAATTTTGAATTATAGTATTTCCATTTTCATTCCAAAATCCTTTTAGAAAGTTTCCAATTGATTTACCCAGATTAATTAATCCATTAAAAGATTTTTTTATAACTGGACCTATAAATTTACCAAAACTATTTGCGGCTTTCTTTATACCTTCAAATGCTTTATCAACAAAATTTCTAAATGTTTCAGATTTTTTATAAGCTATAACAAATGCTGTTACTAATGCTCCAATTGCTAATATAGCTATTCCTATTGGATTAGTGAATAAACTAAATATTTTTCCTACTTTACCTATTCCACTCAATAAACCAAATGCATCTTTTATTTTTTTTAGAGCACCTATAAATGAACCTAAGGCCCATAATGTAGGACCTATTGTAGCTGCAACAACGCCAAATATAACAATAAATCTCCTAGTATTAGATGATAAACCACCAAACCATTTTGATACATCTTTAATGTGATTAGATAAACTTTGTAAAACTGGTCCAAATGCATCTTCTATAGATGCCCATATTTCAGATAAACCTAATTTTAAGTTATTATTTGCTACTTTAAATTTTTCTGCTCCATCTTGAGTACTTTTAAAAGTCTTATCAACTGTACCTGATGAAGTCTTTAAAGCTTTGTTCATATCTTCAATTGAAAATCTACCCTGTTTGATTGCATCAGCTAAATCTGGCCCTGCTTTCGCTCCAAACGCCTCAATTGCTAAACTTGTAGCTGTAGAAATATCAGGTGCTTTTTTAATTTGATCTAAAGTCTTTTTGAATTCTTCTCTAGGGTTTTTTCCAGCAGCACCCCAATTAGATATTGCTTTTTTCAAACCACTAAAAGCGATTTCAGTGTTAACTCCTGCTTTTTCCCATTGAGAAAATAAAGTAATTGAATCTTTCATTTCAAAGCCTAAGCTACGCATAGGTGCACCATATTTAGTGACATTTTCCACTAACTTATCTATTGAAATTCCACTTACTTGAGATGCTCTGGCCATGCTATCTAATACTTTAGAATAATCATTTGCGCTTACTCCAGCATCTCCCATAGCCCTAGTAATTAATTGAACTGCTTGGACACCATCAGTCTTAGTAATATCGCTGAACTCTTTCATAAAATGCATTTTTAGAAGCTATGCTAATACCAGTTAAAGGTGCTGTTATACCAGCTGTCATTCCTTTACCTATAGTCTTGAATTTTTCTGAAGCTTTTGCTGCATGTTCTGCAACTGCATCAAAAGATTTACTAAGTTTATGATTGGCTTCATCAACGTCATATTGATTATTTTTAAATTCTTCAAAAGAAACTCTTTAGTCGCATTTTCTAAATCTTTTCCGGTAAGTCCTAAACGTGTATTAACCTCACCTAGTACGCCCCCTACTTGTTGAGCATCTCCTGGGAATGTACTAAAAACATTTTTGAAATTATTTTGTAAATTATCTAACTCTTTTCCTGTTGCACCTGTAGCTGTAGTTACAGTATCTAAACCTTCATCCACCTTTTTACTGGTATTTTCAATACTATGTTGTAAATTATTTAAAATTCTTACTTCATTATTAGCAGATTTAGCAGAATTATCTAACTCTTTTTGAGTTACCAAAGCTTGTTTACTTAATTTTTCAAATGCATTTTCAGATTCTTGTACTTCTTTTCTAGCTTCATCTAATTCTTTTTTACTTACATTTGTAGTCTTACTTAATCGTTCATAACGATCGTTGGCCTCTTCTACCCTTCTGTTTGCTTTTGTTAAAGCTTCACTCTGCTCTTCATGAGTTTTTTTCAAATTAGAGAATTTTACTTTTGCTTGTTCAACAATTTTTGATTGTACTTCTAATTTTTTATTAAGCCCTTCTAAGGTTACCTGATATCTTTCAATTGATTCTTCGCCTCTCTGAAATGCTGAAAGATTGGCATTAAATTCACTATTAACTACACTAAGCTCTCTTTTTAGCCCTTTCATTCCTTCGTCAATTCGCGAATAATCTAAATCTAAAGATAATGATAAACCCTCAATTTTTTCTGACATAATGCAATCCCTCCATTTCTCTAAAGAGAAGCTATAAAGTCATAGCCATTAACTACTTGATTTGAATTTTTATCATTTGCTTCTAAAATTTCAATCAAATGATAAAAATCGGCGTTGGCCACATCATTATATGACCAACCTAATTCTTTCATAAAATGCTGAAAAATCTTATTTAATTCTTGTTTTGCTTCTTGATATGTTTTTGGTTGCGTCGTTCTTGACGATTCTGAGGTTTCTTTCCCACTACATCACTCATAATTCTTTGTAATGTTTCAGATAAGTTAGCACTGGCGACACCGTTTAGAATAGATTCAAATGTAACTTTCGGTGAATCAAATAATTGTTCAATGTAATGTAAAGCTAAATCTAACTCTTCTTTTTCAGTTTTTGCTTTTTGGGCTTTTTCTTGCATGTCTAATGCATCATATAATTTTTTGGAAGAAATAAAAGGTTGTACAATCTTTTCGTATTCTCCCTTTTCAGAATTATAGAGTTCAATATAAGTACCTTTAATATTTGTCATTTAATTACTCCTTTATAGTTGTATTATCTAGATACACTTTGTGAACCAGTACTTGATGGTGTAGATGAAAGTGATGAACCTACTGCTTTACTACTTTTACTATCTACTGTTCCAATAATTAATTCTTTAAATTTATCAAACTTATCTTCTCCAAAACATGAACCAAATACTCTTGATTTACCTTCAATCACTTTATCAACAAATGTTCCAGATAATTTAGTATTTTTAGGCTCTTTTTGTTTTGCTTCGGTTGTAGCAAACTCCGTATCATTCACACCTAATTTACCTTTAGGCAATCCTAAATAAGCTTTTTCTCCCACTAGATTTGAAGATACAGCTAATAATGATACATAAGGTGGATTAGTATCTTCTCCAGCCCAATGAATATTATGTTGGTCTTTAGTTCTTCCTAAAATAGTCATCATATCCTCATAAGGTGGATTGAATGTTTCAAATTCAACTTTCACATCTCCTGTCCCTTTTTTAGAAATCCATACAAATTTATTTGATGCTCTAACTCTTAATTCATCAGCGTCTAAACCTGCAATTTTCATGTTTACAGTTCCACCATGATCATCTTTCCATTCTAAAATTTCCTGTAAATCTCCATTGTTGTTATAAATTCCTACATAAACCTTTTCAAAGCCAATTAAAGTAGAACTAGTTTTAACTGTTTCTGTCATAATTAACACTCCTAATTAATATTTTTTGGTATTCCTTCATACCTTCTAGAATCAACAAACCTTTGAGTTTCAATAAAAAACTCATCAAGTCCTCCATCTAATTTGAATAAATAATGCTTAAATAATTCTTTAGTAATCTCATTAGCAACTAATTTAGTAATAGAATCATCTTTACTTTCTACATCAATTTGAACAACAAAATTTTGATTAAAATAATTATTACTAGCAAATGAGCGCGGACTATATGGATCTAAACTATTAATTACTATAAATGGTAAATTTATTGATTCTTCATCGGTTTCTTCAACTTGATAAAAAAATATACGATTGCCAACATGTTCGTTAACAATCGCATTTGAGTTTAATACTTTTTCTATATATTCAAAAATATCACTAATCATTTTATGTTACTCCTAAATCCATTTGAAACTGCATCTTTATAATTATTACGACTTAAAAGTAAAGCCCTTTGAATTGCTCCAAATCCTCTCGGCTTAATCTTAGAAGCCTTCTTTTTACCGTGTTTGGTATAACCATATTCATTTAAGTGAATTATTTTATATCTCTTTTGCGGTCCTCCCCAATAAAGTATAACTTTACTTTTACCATTTGATTTAACTGGTTTACTAATTTTAATTTCATCTATACTTGCACCAGTATCTTTAAATTTCCCAAATTCTTTAATTATTGCCGACTTTACTACTTCAGCACCATTTAATAAGCTTTCTGTTTCAGTTTTGCTAATAAGATTTTGAATATCTTGATGAACTTTATCTGTCACACCTTCAATTCCTTTTATTTCAACGCTCATTAGATCACCTGCTTACAAATTAATGTGACAAATCTTGAATCTTGAAAATCTTTCTGTATTAAACTAATGTCATAAATTTTATCTTTAAATCTACCATTTAATATTTTTACAGCATGGTTTTTTTTAATTTCAAATGTGTTTAATGGATCTCTTATAGTAATAGTTAAATCTGTTTCAGTATTATTTGCTTTAGCCTGTTGTATATCTTTAAGCCATACGTTTTCAATTGAAGCCCAGCAATTAAATAAAGTATCTTCACTGTATTTTTTTCCTGGTTTTCCACCAACTCGTGATAATGTATTTACAAATCCTATTCTTATTTTAAGTTTATTAAAATTTCTCATAGAATCACTACGTAACTTCCTTATTTTGCTTATTATTACTAATAATTACTTTATTATTAATAAAATCTTGATGTTGATTCATAGCTAACTTGGTTATAATTGCATCTACTTTATATCCTCTTGTACCTATACTATTTCTATCTTCATAAAAGTTGGAAACTAGCATTTTAACAGCTAGATTATATAAAGGATTAACAATCTCAGGAAATGGAACACCTGAAGTTGCTAACTCGGATTGAGCAGCATAAATTAACTCTTTAATCTCATTATCTTGATCATCAAAATCAATAAGTAAGTATTTTTTCATTTCTTCAAGTGATACTGCTAGATTTTCGGTTATCACTTTAACCACCTACTTATCTAATACATTTTCTTTTATATATTCTAATGTTTTTGCTTTACCAATAAACTTTTTACCATCACTAGTTATGAAATTAGGTCCACCAGTATGTTTTGCATATTTTGATAATAGCATTACATCTAATTGACTATTATCAATAAACTCACATACTCCTTTATCAACTAAAAATTGAATTCTTTCTACTGTGCCTTTATAATAAATTACCTTTAATCACCAAAGTTAAATTATTAGATTTGTCTCTAAAATCTTCACTACATAAAGCTATTATTTTTTTAGTCATTTAAATCACCTAATTATAGAGCCTGCACTGTACTTTCTGGCTCATCTAAATCCACACCGTCTATTACCTTCAAAATAACAAATGCATTTGCATCAATAGGTTTACCGTCAACTATAGCATAACTCATATAGTCTGTTTTCCGTTCTTTAATATGGTCTTCAGTATAAATAGAAATATCTTCTTGTATATTTGCTACATAACCATCCTTTAAATTCCCAATTAAAATTTCACCATATTTGATACCTGCATCTTCTTTAACTTCAATTCCAAACAATCTATGAATTCCAGTATTAGTTGGATCAGCTATAAATAGTGGTTTTCCACCATTCTCTGTAAGAGTAGCTAACGAAGTCCAAATTGTTCTCCTGCTAGCATAAATCTTTGTATTTTTAGAATAATTTGTCGGAATTTCACCTAAATATTGACATAATACGTTATAACTCAATACAGCATTGTCATAATATTTATTAGTATTTTTCAATACCGTTCTAATACCTAATGGTTCCGATTTTGAATTGGTTTGTGCTGTTTTAGGACCTTTGCCACGATAAACACCATATGATAATGCTGCACCAATTCTTTTTCCTAATTCATTAATTATATAAGTTTCAAGTTCATTAATTGCCATGGTTTTAAGCTTCCACGATACAGTAATAGATTTAGCTAATTCATAACCCGATAACTCAACAGTTCCAAATTTTAATTCTTCAGATTCAACAACTGTACTTTCTTCATACCAAGTTGCATTTTTATTTTTTTCACTAGTAACTAACGTTAATATGCCTTTAACTTTAAACTTATTAACATCTGCCCATAAACTAGAAGTTTGTTCAGCTTTCTCCCAAATACCATCTGCTACTGATTTGGGAATTAAAACGCCCTTATTTTCAGTCGAATGTACAAAATCACTACGATACTGTTCATTTACTTTCGAAATTAAGTTTCTCTGTTCTTCTGTAACTTTTCTACCTGCGATATCATTTAACCATGCTGAACGATATTCAGGTGTTTCAATTGCTTGCTCCCAATTCATACTTCTCATGTCTATTTCTTTTTTATCGAAATTCTGACTAATGACATTGCCAATAGTTTCTCCTTTAGACATGCGCTCAATGATATTTTGTTTATCTTTAATTTGACGCTCTTCCGCTTCAATTTCATCTAATTCTGTAGAAATAGCGTTTAAGTCTGCGTTGTCATCTTGTTCAATTAACTTACGTAATTCTTGCTTTCTTTCTAAAATTTCCTTTAATCGTTTATTCATTAAAAACTCCTCCTAATCTCAATTTTAATAACAATTCTTTTTTACGCTTTTCGTCTGCCGACTTCTCCAAATCAATTTCTCTAGACCTCTCCAGCTCAAGAGCAGAACTTTTTCTAGCACTTATAGAAGTATTGTCATATGCTGGAAAATCAACTGCGGCAACATCAAACAATTTATCAATAGATCTTATTGTATAAGTATGTGTTTCAATATCATAATCTTCATCTTCTATAGTGAAAGCAAATGACATTTTATCGACATCACCACGTTTAATTAATTCATATAAATCACGACCTGCCGTCGTATTTGCTAATTCAGCCCTAATAAAAAGACCCTCACTATCTATATTAAGTGTGAGCGTCTTACTTCTAGTACGTGCCATTATCATTACATTATCTGAATGATTATATTTAAATGTTACATCCGATAAGTCTGCATGATTTAGAGCTTCAGGTTTAATAATCTCTTTGTACTCTAAACCATCAAATTTAAATAAAACTGTAGGTTCATTAAACCTTACTGCATACCCTTCAACTACCATTTTTTCTTTTTCATCTTCATTTCCTTTAGATATACTTACAGGCATACTTCTTATTTGCTTTTCTCTTTTAATAATTTCTTTTCTCTTAGTCCCCATTTTCATCAACTCCTTTATCATTATTTTTTTTACCTATTTGATATTCTTGTGCATCTGAGGCGACTATATAATTTAATGTTTGTACATAATCATTTCCGCCTTCGTCCATAGACGGGAGATTAAATATTTCTCTCATTTCATCTTTTTTAATAACTGCCATTGGTCCCATTGTCTTAATTAATTCAATTTTTGTTTTTATAGAAGCATATTGAATTCTATTTGGTTCAAACATAATTTCATTACCATGACCCATTTCACGTTCTGTAAATGATTTATAAGTAAATTCTTGAGACATTTGTATACTAATTGGTTCTAATACACTTTCATAAAATGCATTCCATTGATCCTCAGTATAATTTGATGAAACAATGTCCTCATTAGTACCAAAATAAGCTAGCATATCTTCTGAAAGAAATTTCATTTGGTTAGAATCAACCATTTTAGGGTCATTTTTCAATTCAATATAATCAGCCTTTTGGTCTAATGCTGCGATACCCGAAGAATCATTAATATTTAAATAGTCCTTAACAAAATTATTTCTATGGCTCTTTATATCTTCTGGCTTTAAAATTTGATTGTATTTTAATAAACCTCTTAAAAAAGCTGACTGTTTTGTTGCATTAATAATTGAATCATCTGCAGCCTGAATAACATTTAATCCATTTATTATACATTTGTTAGATTCACCATAAATATCGTTATTATTAAAATAACGTCTTAGATGAATAACATCATCATAAGACGCTGATAGCTTATTACCATTGGGAAAATAGAATCTAATAAATAAATCTTCCTTATATTCAATTAATTCTGTGTATCTTGAATTTATTGGATGATATCCTTTTATGTTACCTCTTTCATCTCTTTCGATATAAACAAAGGCATTATTTTTTAATAATAATTGAGTAATAATTTTATACAAAAAATCAAATGCACTCATAAAATAATTAGGTCGTATATTAAGCAAATATTCAAAGTTTGTACTTTGAACTTCAAGTTTCCCATCTTTCTTCCTAATGTGTTTTGCACGTAACTTAGCACCATTAGTAGCTATAGTGTGTACAGCTTTGCGTACTATTTTTGTATCATATGGATTTTCTACATAGTTAAATGTAGGTGTATAGTTATTCATCATTTTAAAAATGCTTTGTTCTCTCGCATCTGCTAATGGATCTAAGAATAGTTTATTCCAAAAAGCCTTTGTTCTATTAAACATATAATCACCTCCAGTTATGCACCTATCAAATTAATATAATCATCCATTTTTTCATTTAAAATTACATAAGCGTTAAGCATACAAGCTAATCCGTCTATACGTCTTCTTTTATTACTTTTATCTGGCTGGATATTTCCATTTTTATCTATATCAACAATAGTGTTAGATAAACACCATTTTGTTACTGGATTGTTATTATAATTAATGTGTTTTTTCTTTAAATCTGCACCTAAATTTTCCATTGGTCCTGATAAAGTTTTTTTACCTTGATATACTTTAATCATTGATTCGCTTCCATGTTTATCTTTCATACTCTCAACATAATATTCAGCAGACCAAGCATCGTAACCATGCCATGGTATATAAATATCAAATTCGTCACGCAATTCATCAAACCATTCTTCAACAAACTTATAATGAACCTTATTGCCAGGTGTTGTCCTTACATATCCTAATTCTATCCATTTGTCATAAGGTACTTTATCTTCATTTACTTTATCTTCTACTAGATCTTCTGGTATCCAATACATATGTTTGAAATAAACACTTTTGTCATTTGGAAGCATAAAAGCAATACACGCTGCTGTTAAATCAATACTGCTTGATAAGTCACTACCGCCAATAGCATAGGAAGGATTCAATTCACTTAATTCAAATTTATTAGTATTATTTAAATCTTCAAAAGATAGCCATGTTTCATTTGCATTTGAACGAATATTAAAATCTTTTGTTAGTAGGTTTGCTCTTAATAAAGCATTCTTCTTAGCTCTATTTACTTTAGTTTTGATAGCATCTATTTTCTTTATTGAACCTAATCCTGGATTGGCTTTTAGCCAACAACTTTCATCTATCCATTCTTCTCGTGAATCTAATTCATATATCAAAGGTAAAAATCGTTCATTTTTATATCCTTCATCTTCCCATAACCCATTGATTATATTTTCTGATTCTTCATATTTTATATCATACACAGAGTTTCTTATTGTTCCCGCAGTAGTTATTGCTAGAATTAAAGGATTATCACGTGCAGATATTCCGTCAAAAACCACATCGTACATTTGCATTGTTTTCCAAGCATGCACTTCATCCATAATAGCACCATGTACATTTAACCCATCTGTAGTATCACTATCTCGACCAAGGGGAATTAATTGTCCATCATTAAAAGGTGTTAATATCTCAGCTACTTTAGTTACGAAATCGAGTTTTAATAACGGCGATTTATTCACCATCTTTTTAGCATCGTTCCATACTATTTTTGCTTGATCTTTTTTGGTAGCCACTGTGTATACTTCTGGGCCACCTTCACCATCAGCACCGAGCAAATATAACGCTATTCCACTAGATATAGTTGACTTACCATTTTTACGAGCCACCACCCAAAAGATTTCTTGATATTTTCTTTCTTTAGTTTTTTTATTAATGAAACCAAAAATAGTTGCTATTCCTGCTTTTTGCCATAATTCTAATTCAATTGGTGTTCCAGCATACTTTCCCTTTATATGTTTACAAAATGATTCTATAAATTCTATTGGGTGTAATGCATGTTCAGGAGAATATATCCATTGACTTTCAGTATCATGAATATTTTCCACAATTTTTTTATAAACCTTATATATTTTTAATGACACAATTACTTTTTTATTTTTAATTTGGTTAAAATATTCAATTATTGGATTGTATTGAATTGGATAACTTTTAAAGTAGTAATCTTCAACTTTATTAACCACTTCTATCACGTCTTTTCGCAAAAGCTTCCATAACTGAATTATTTTGAACTTCATCGTGGTCTTCATCTAAATATTTTAAATGTAATGTTAATTCTTTAATGATTGATTGATAGTTTTTATTCATTGAATTATAAAGTCTTGCTACTGGTCTTTCTCTCTCATATGGTGTTTGTGTTTCTGATTGACTAAACATTTCTACAAATCCATCTTTATGAATATCAAGTTCCATATCTTCTAATGAAATCCTCATGAAAGCAGCTCTGTTTATTAATCCATCTACAATAATCATCTTATCTTTTGGTATGTCTTTATAAATCTTTTTAAGTTTAGACAACTCTTTCTTTATTCTCTTTTGTTTAATTAAATCCATGTTATCTTCGCCTATTTTAGCCATCGAATCACCACCTAAATTTGAGTGTATTTATAAAATTAAATGGGGAGGGGGGTCATACGTGAAACAATCCGTTAAATGTACCTCCTCCTAAGCCGGTCCCCCAAAGTGGCCCGGCAATGCTTAACCTGGGGGGACCCTTTCAATTAAATTTCCATATTCATCAAACATCATTTCTTTCCTCACATTACCAACAAAAAAACCGTCTTTCGAAAGACGGTCTTTCCCTTTTTCAGGATGTACTTTATTGTGACATTCTAAACAAAGAGATTCTAAATTATCTAATTTTAACGCTTTATTAAAATCTTTAGTAATAGGAATAATGTGATGTACAATTACTGCAGGATTAGGTCTAACCTTGCTTAATCTAACACATCTTCTACATAAATAGTTATCTCTATCTAATGCTATTTCTCTAATATTTAACCAAGCTTTCTTACGGTAGAACCAATCAAATTGTTGTTGCTTTCTTTTACTCATAAGTTATCCTCAAAATTGTTTCTTATACATATGTATACTATGTAAGACATATATTTAATTAAAATATTTAGGATGTCCAAATATATTTTGAATATTTTCATCTGCTTTAACTTTATGTTCCTCATTAACTTCATCTAATTTAGCCATAACAGTTATTTCATCTTGATGATTGTGTTTCAATGACATATTATTAATTGAAATGTAAATAGTATCTTTATATGGATTATCATATAAATCATAATATTCAAATGTAAATTGAAGCATTGGTTCTCTTA